ACAAGTACTTTTATCATCTTTTTGTTCCCCTTGGGTCTTTAGTCACACGCCATTCTGGGTGACGCTTAGTAAAGAAATCAGGGTCTTTGTAATAGTCTTCACCATACATTTTAACAAACCACCTATCAACTTCAACAGGGATAGTAGCAATTTTTTGCCATCCAGCTTTCCCGACCGGCTTTTGATACCATCTATTTTTCTTTTCTTCGAGTAATTTAGCCTGAATATCCCCGTTGGGATCATAGGCGGCTTCGATCTGTCTTTGCCTTTTACGATTGATGGCTTCAACTACTTTTTTTACTGCTTTTTGTTCGTCTTTTGTTAGTAGTGACATATTTAGTATCTGGGGCAGGTCACCCCACCCCAGACTGTAAGAAAAATTTAGCTGGTTGTTACCAAGCCATTGCCTTTTTCTTGTCGGCATTCGAGAGTAGCAACTGTTTCTACCACACCTCGGGTGGTTGAAGCAACTTTCGCAGCTTCAATCTTTCGAGTGGGCACGACGACAGCAAGTTTCCACAGGTCAGGAGTGACGGTGAAAATCTTGTTGGCGATCATGAAACGGTCAGCTACAATCTTGACTGTACCGAAATCCGATTGATAAACATCAACGGCGTTGACAAGTTCTTTGTCGGAAGCCATGACGTTCTTGGTCGAAGAAGCGGTAAAGCCTGAGATGAGTCTCTTTCCAGTCCCATCAACATAGGTGACTTTGGGGTCACCACCCTCTTTCCAGATATTCTGGAGGTTGGTGTTGAAGATGTATTCGGGGCTAGCAGTGCCGGTTCCGGTTAAAGCAGCAGTGGCGGTGTTGGTGGAAATCCAAGCCAACGCACCTTTAAGCTCACGGGCAGTACCCGAAGCACCAGAGGCACCTGTACCAGTTCCAATAAGAGCTTTTTCCATGTCTCTAGCCTGTTCTTTCATGGCTTTCGCCATTTGGTAGGCATACATATCATCAATTCCAGCAGGGTTAAGTTCTCTTTCGAGATCTGTTACTTCTGCGAAATTGCGGAATGTTTGAGCATAGTTACCATTTCTAGATGGAGTAGTACGCACAGCGAACGAATAATCAGCACCTTCGATATGAGCATTGGCGGTTGCAGCAGCCAGAGAGTCCGTAGACCACTCATGGTAAGCAGCGGTAGCCTTTACTTTACCGAGAGAGCTTAGAAAGGGAGTTTCTGATGGCGAGATATTTGTTACCACGTCAATCAGGTCTTCTCTATTTGTTGGAACGTGAAAAGAAGATACAGCGGTTCCAGAGGCCATAATTTTAAATAACTATTAACTTATATCAGATCTTTAAGATAGTCCGCCCATGCTTCCGTAGAGCCAGATTGACTGGCCTTAGCAAATTTCTCTCTCTTGGCTCTTTCGGGATCTTCATCTCTTCGAGCAGAGGGAGTAACTGCACTGTTAGCAATGGTGCGAGCCATATTTGTGGCGGCTTCTGATGCTCCGCTGCTTTTACCCAATTCGACTGTTCCCTTCATCGCTTCGTAAAGCTCTTTAGGTGTCATTTTGGGCTTAAAAGCTCCAGTCTCATCATAATTCATAGTTTGGTAAAGTTTGGTGAATTTATCATCAAACGTTTTATTGCCAAACTCTGGGGCTTTCGCCACCTCTTCAAGTTGGGATTGGTGGGATTCAACAGTAGACACGAACTTTTGCTGTTGTCTATCCTTGGCAACGGCTAGTTGAGCAACGGTCATTATTTGACGATTAAGTTGATCAATCGTCATAGTACCGTCTTCGCTAACTTGGTTTTGGTTTCCCCACCAAGGGGGCAAATTATTGCCAAACACATCAGTGTTAGGCGGGGTTTGCCGTTCCGAAAGTTCTTTGACTCTCGAAGATAATTTTTGAATCCGCCTCTCCGTCCTTGTAGGCTTATGACTAACTGACTCTTTCGGTTGTCCTTCAGAGCTGATCGGCTCATTCTGTTCAACTTCCTGAGTGGTATCTACTTCCTCTTGCGATTCAGTTTCGACTTGCGGGGTCTCGTTGGTGTCCTCAACGATGTCCTGTTGGACTTCTGCATTGGTGTTTTCGTCCATATTTTTAATCCGACTCCGTTTGTAATCAGGTAGTGTCGACCGCACCTGTTCATCCTATGATCAGTAGGACTCACCAGTAAACTAGTAAACTAATTCACTGGTCAATCCTCTTGAATTTAGGTAGACCTTTTTTGTTTGGCCCTAAATAAAGCCGATTTACTCCGATATAAATGGAGTGTTCAATCGGACAAGACCGACAAACTAGATACACACCTCTCTGTATCCATTGATGGCCATATAAGCCTTCCTTGACTTGAGAAGTCAAAGTATCTCTATCTATTTCAAGGTGCAAAGCCTCATTTTCCGGAGTCGACATATCCATCTTTAGTCTTCTCCACGAGGTCAATAATAGATTGTATTTTGGCTGAGGCCACCCTAGCGATATAAGATATTTCACCATACGCCTTCAGAGACATTTGCCCTTCATGGACTTTCGAGATGTCATCTGCCTGAGTGAGTAGGTCAGCAATCATTCCCTGTAAAACAGGTTTTAAAGCCTCCCAATACTTAGTAGTAGCTAACTCAGCCAAAACCTCAGGATTGTAATCAAAGCCTTTGCCTTCATTGATTTGGGTGTAAATATCAATTAGTTTCATCTTCTACCTCCTAAAAGTGCCATTGCCGCCTGTTGAATGGCTGGGTCTTGTAAGTTTGGCATAACTTGAGAGCTATCTTGTGTCGGAATTTGTCCATTCGTTTGTTCTTGGGGCTGTGGTGAGGTCTCAGGCATAGGATTTGGCATGTTTTGAGCCATGTTTTGGTCCATTTGAGATTCAGGTTGATAATCGACTACGATTTTGTCAGAATCTTTGACTCCCGTAGTAATCACCCAGCGTTTAATCAGTTCGGCTACATCAATATCCTTGCCTTTGGCTTGTAATTCTTGACGGATTTGAGGATTTTGGGCTATAAGTTGAATAATTGCAGTTAAAGATTGATTTTCTTCTAAAGCGTCCTTTTGGACAGTAGTGCCAGCATCAATAAAGAATCTAAACTTCCCTCTCATCATTTCGGGTTTGATTCGGTACTTACCTTGACCGTTTACTTCAGCTACTTCTTCAATATCGGGATACACTTCTTTGATTTGGTCAATTTCACCTGAAAACAGGTTTAGATCTATTGGTTTGGGTTGGGTTACTGATAAGAGTTCAATCATGCGGTCATATAATTCCTCTACAAAGTCTTCAAGGGACTGGCGTTCCCAGGCATCGGCTGAGGATTCTTTGATTTGTTGCATTTTTAGGGCTTGAGGAGTTTTGCCCATGTTCATATCTACATTCTTAGATACAGATAAGTCGCTTGAGCCAAGTAGGTTGTTTAGTGAGGATAAGACATACCCAGATAAGTTATTGAATGTGTTGATATCTTCGTTGCCATTGATTAAGGGACGAATAGAATTAGGCTGTAATTCTTCCCAAATTGCACCGTACTTACGTTGTAATGTAGGTTTGACCACATTTCTAGGATTGACTATAATCGTCGGAAATAACTTATTTTTTGCACTATCCAAAGATAGATTGACTAGTGAGTTCTGGGTTAGTTGAAGCGGTTTGCCTCGTTCAGTATCACTCCAGCCTGTAGCTCTGTCTAAGAGAGGGAAGGTTTGTTTGACGATGATGGGAAGACGACCGTTTTTATGAGGGTTGTCTATTTCCCTTAAGATTCCTACTTGAGGATAATCGGGGGCCCAAGTAATCCACCTCTCGCGTTCATACTTCGTTCTCAGTAAAACACCCTCAAAGTCAACGGCGTATTTTTCTTCGTTGGTGGTTTGATTGACATAGGACACTTTAGCTTTTTTGTCTTTGACTGCTTTGACTAAAACATCGATGTTCTTCCAGGTTGATTTAGAGAGGTTTTTGAGTGAGCCTAAGGTTTGCAAAGTGTCAACAAAGCAATAATCTTGATCATCATCTTGGAAAACCCCAGGTTGAGGGTAGTAACGGTCAACGGGAATAAGCCAAAAGTCTGGCCCGACATAATCATCAGACACGACATAATCAACTAAAACAGGTTGCTTGCCATAGATTTGGGAATAAACCGATGTCAGTTTAATTTTCATCAAATGCTTATATTGGGAATTGGAATTGGGGATAATATAGCGTTGTAAGATGAGATTTAAAAGTTGATTCTTACCACGGTCTTTCCTGTCAAGATACTCGACTTTACCGGTCGCAGGTTGAGCGGAGATTCGCTGAGTTCTCTGAATGATAGCAGTAGATAGGTGGCCGTCATTCACGCTTGATTTGGCCTCATCGGCTGCACTTCCTTTGTCCTCATTGAAAAATATCGCTTCGTTTCCTCGCCATTCGTCTCGTATCTTACTTAGAGCTGAATCACAGTTTTGCCATTC